ACTCATGTTCCTCCCACGCCGTCTACGCCCCCGCTCGGCGGGGGCAAGTTGCTTCAACGCTACGCGGGGGCAAGTTGCTTCAACGCTACGCGTATCAGCAATAAAAACACCACGCCGAAGCGTGGTGTAGTATCGGCAACCTACCCCAATGACACGAGTGCCGCCCGCTGCATTGGTCGCCGACGGCGAGATACTATCCACATGAGCAGTCCTCGTCAAGTCTGTATCTCACCTTACTGGTAGCGTCGCTTGATTTAACCCACCCGTCGTTCGCATCTACCTCTTCATTCTCAATAATGATGGTAGGCTTATCATTGCCGAGGGCTTCGCTTGAGGCAACCCACCTATCCGCCTGCACGCTCACTTTAGTATAGTATGTTTCCATCACTCGCCCTCCTCGATTTTTACCGTGGTATTATCCGCGTCATCCAACCCTAAGTACCCTTTCTCATATATCTCTTTATCCCACTGGTCTTCGCACTCGCATATCGCGTCGCCCATTTTCAACACTGACTTGCCGGTAACGATATGGCCTGAACCCCCAACTGCAATACCCCTACCACTGGTCTTAGCCCCCGCGTCTTTGGTAACACCCTCTTCCATACTGTACGCACCTCCCCCTCCGCTCTTGAGTGTGGTATCCTTTCCAAACGTAACGTAGTCCCAGTACCCCCCGTCCACGACACCACCCTCGCCGACTTTGCTCCAGCGGTTAGTATAATGAGGAGGGCAGCAACGCTCGAAGTTGCAGTCTTTGAAGACGCACCCCTTACCGAAATCGTTAGGCGCGAGAAACGTGCAGTTGGTAAAAACGCAGCCGTCCCCGTGAGTGGTATAAGGAGGGAATGTGACTCCCTGATAAACTTTTCCGTTCATGATGGTATCCCAATGACAGTAGATTTAGACTCTTTGGCCCGCGACCTCGCGGTGCTGACCGCCAACAGATTATATAGTGAAGAGGAAATCGGTGCAGGCTACGACCTCTCGCCCTCCGACATCAAAAAACTTCTCGACGACCCCGACTTCAATGCACGGGTCTCGGCACACCGAGACAGAATAGGCGATGGTAGAACAGACCTGCTCCGCGCCCAAGCGAAACTGATGTCCGAGTCCACCCTGCGCGACCTGTTCGAGATTGCACGAAGCACCAAAGACAAGACCTCCGACAAGCTCAAGGCCATCGCCGCCCTCGCCGAAATCGCCGACATCAAACCCCGCAACGAGCAGCAGTTCAGCGGTATGGTACTCAACGTCAACTTCGGCAGCGACATGACACCCCCCGCCGTCGCAAGGCTAACCCCTATGGAGGTCATCGAGCATGAGCAGCCTTAATATCGGTTTCCCACTAGACCAGTACCCCACACTCAAACGCGCGTCGATGTCATCGGCATTGATTCGTCTAGTCAAAGGGTCTGCGGGCAGCGGCAAGACCTCTTGGGCAATCATGGAGTTACTGCGCTCTGCGCTTCTTCAGACCCCCTCCCCGCTGGACAACACCCGCTACTTCCGTGCGCTGGTGGTACGCAACACCTACGCGCTGCTCAAATCGAACACCATTCCGTCTATGAAAAATATGTTTGGTCCGCTGTTGCAGGTCACGGAGGGTAGTCAACCGTTCGGGCGTGTCCGCGCACGGCTGCAAGATGGTACGGCTCTCGACATGGAGATACAGTTCCTCGCCCTCGACAGTGAGGACGCGCAGGACAAGCTCTTGGGCGCAGAGCCGACGATGGTGCTGTGTGACGAGTTGAACTTGATGCCGGAGAGCGTGGTCTTCGCATTGGTGCGCCGTCTCGGCCGATACCCCAGCGGTACGAAAGGTAAGGTCGATAGGACGGGGGTCATCGGTGTGTTCAACGGTCCGGTCAAAGGCTCGTGGTTGCACAAGTGGTATCTCGGCGAGCGCGATGCGCAGTTCGAGAAAGTGGCGCGTGAGATGGGGGTTGAGAAGTTGGTCGAGATGTTCAGTCAGCCACCGGCCCTCATTCCACCCGCAGGATTCCCCAACAGCCACGACCCCAACGACGAGTGGTTGCCCAACCCCGAGGCGGAGAACATTCAGAACCTCGCTCAAGGGTATGGTTACTACTACGCCATGCTCGCCGACCCCGACATGGGTAAGATACAGAGCTATGTGCTGGGCGAGTTCGCGGATGTGAAACACGGCAAGGTGGTATTCCCAGAGTTCCATCGGGACGTGCATACGTTCCCCGCCGAGCGGGTCAACACCAAGGAGCTGCGCGACTACTATCTCGCTTTCGACTTCGGGCGCACACCTGTCTGCATCGTCGGCACTCTGCTGTCGGATGGTACGCTCATGGTACTGGACGAGTTCATGGGCGAGGATATGAGCGTCGAGCAGCTCTACCGCGCTACGGTGCGGCCTGCGCTCAAGCGCAACTATCCCAACGGCGTATGTGTCAGGGCCTACGGCGACCCTGCCGGTCTGACCGGTGGTCAGAACATCAACCTGTCCCCGTTCGACGTGCTGCGCAAGGAGGGTGTGCCCATCGTCGCGCCGACACGCAGCAACAAGCTAGAGCCTCGACTGGCTGCGGTGCGCAGCTTCATGTCCTCACTCGGTACGGGCGGCAAGCCGCGACTGCTCATACGGGACAACTGCCGCTTCCTCATCCAAGCACTGGCAGCCGACTATATCTACGAGAACCGCAGCGGCGGGCGCACCGCCGACACGCCTACCAAGTCCCACGTCGGCTGGGTTAGTGACCTGTGCCTCGCTGCCGACACTATGATTGCAACACCTAATGGTAGTGTGCCGATTCAGCATATCCGCGTAGGCGACGAAGTGTTAACGCGCAACGGTGTGCGCAAGGTGCTGGCGGCTGCTATGACGAACCCAAGTGCAGAGGTGTTCGAGTACGACATCGGTGGTATCAAACTGACGGCGACACCTAACCACCCCGTGTTCGCAAATGGTGCGTTCCATGCTATTGACCGCTTGGTGGGTAATACTGTATATTGCAACGTATCCAATCAAGCGGAGACAGTAAAATGCGAAGCAACAACACAGTTGAAGATGTACAATTCATTGATGGACTACGGTTCACACGGTACACAGGCAACAAGTATTACTGGTGGAAAGTCGGTAACGATAAAATGCCGCCATACAGAAAAGGAACGTCTGTATCAGCACACCGGTATGTATGGGAACGCGCCAACGGCCCAATCCCTGACGGCTACCAAATACACCACAAGGACCACGACGCGGGCAACAATGCCCTCGACAACTTGGAATTGGTCGAAACCGTCGAACACGCTGCATATCATGCCAAGAAACGGCTGGCGGAGAACGCAGAGTTCAGAGCCAAATTCCACGCGGCCGGTATTGAAGCTGCAAAAGAATGGCATAAATCTGAAGAGGGGCGAGCTTGGCACAAGGAACACGCCAAGCAGATTGCACAGACTAAAGAGTCACATGGTACAGAGCAAGTATGCTCTTGGTGTGGTAAGACCTTTATTGGTGTCGCCTCCAAGCGAAAGAAAGGATTTTGTAGTATGTCCTGTCAAGGCATGGCGAGAAAGGCCAGCGGGGTGGATGACGTGCAGCGAATCTGCGAAGAATGCGGAGCAGAGTTCATGGCAAATAAATACTCCAAGACAAGGTTCTGCAACCCAAAATGTGCCGGTGTTTATTCAGCGCGGAAACGCCTCGCGCGAAAGGGTGTACAACCTGACAGTGGAAACGGACAATGAGTATTACGCCAACGGCGTGTTGGTACATAACTGCGACTCGCTCCAGTACATTGCGATGGGGTTACTATTAGTCATGTCCACCGGCGACGACGACGCGACGCAGTACGAGACAGAGATAGAGTGGTGTTGACAACGATGGTAACAGTATGGCATAGTTGCACCATCACATATTGTGATTTCTGATTTCCGCTCATTTTTTCCCTCGATGGACTAATCTCCGAACCTACGGCTTTTGCCCACCCTTGTACGGTGGGCTTCTTTTTTGGTATACTACGCACTCATCCACTCTTTGAAATCAGTGCTCCGCCCGACTTCCACAGTCGGGTTCTTTTTTGGTATCATGGGGTTCTAACTGTTTGATTAACCCCAACCAAGGAGGTCGTCATGACTACCAAGAACGCACGTTGCAACGGCAAACGCACCGGTTGTGCGTCCAACGGCACTGCACGAGGCTGAGTATGGACGAGAGCCTTATTGACACGCTGGGCGATATGGTCGTTTCACGCTTCCGTAAGGCTCGTGAAGCCAAGATGCCCCACTATAACGATATGATGGACTGCCTCAAATTGATGAACGGGCAGCCATTATCTGCGCCCGCTGGGGACGGGCCTGACATCGTTATGGATATTAGTTCCCCAATCGTGAAGAATATTGTTGGTCTGATACGCGACATCTTCGTCGGTTCGACAGCCCAGCCGTATACCATTAACGCTACACCGGTGGTAGAGCTTCCTGAAGACGTGGAGGCACAACTGCTTGAGAAAATCGAGCGCGAGCTTGAGGTGTTTATCGCCATCAACGGCGGCGACGTGAACGCGGTACGCGCCCAAGTGAGCGAGATGCGGGCGGCAGTGCAGCTTGAAGAGAACCGCAAGGCAAGCGTGGCGGCAGACCGACTGCGCACCATCATTGCCGACAGGCTGTATGACGCAGACTGGGAGGCGCAGTTTATTGACTTCATCGACCACTTCTGCATTTATCCTGCGGCAATTATGAAAGCCCCTGCGGTAAATACACGAACCGTCATGCGTTGGGATGGTACAACCGTGTCGCCCACAACCGAGACCGTGCGTCAGGTCGAGAACATTTCCCCTTTCGACTTCTTCCCCGCCCCGTATGCAACCGACATTCAGACGGCGGATTATGTCATTGAACGCCGTCGCCTGACACGCAACGAGTTGCTCCAGTTGGGTAGTGCTTCCGGTTATGACGAGGACGTGATTGCCGAAGTGTTCGAGGCGAACCCGAACGGCGCACCCCTACCGTATGGTTCTGTGGATGACGACGACATATCCGACACCATCGGTGTGGACAAGACCGACATGGACGCTTTCGACGCTTTGGGGTACTACGGAAGAATCCGCAACGACCTGCTCGCCGAGTATGGTATTGAGTTCGCGGAAGAGGAGATGCACGGTGCATCCGAGGCAGAGGTATGGGTCGTCGGCGGGCGTGTGATTAAGTGTCTGTTGAACCCTGACCCGCTGGGTCGCCGCCCGTTCTACAAAGCCTGCTTCGAGAAAGTGCCGAGTTCGTTTTGGGGCGCGTCCCCGGCGATGAAGCTGCGCGATACGCAGCGTGTGTGTACGGCCTCCGTCCGTGCCTTGGTACGCAATATGCAATACTCAAGCGGACCTATCGGTGAGGTGCGCAAGGGCGCGGTCAAGGACGGCCACGCACCGAACGCAATTATTCCTCACACCATCCGCGTGGTAGAGGAAGACAACTTCGGCAACGGCGCACCAGCCTACCGGTTCTACACCGTACCGTCGTTGTCCAACGAGCTTGTCGCCTTGTTCGATAAGTTCATGGGTTACGGCTACGAGCTGATTGGTATCCCCCGTGTAGCGTTCGGCTCGCCGCAAGGTTTGGGTACGCTGGGGCGTACCGCAGGTGGCGTGTCCATCATTTTGAACCAGTCCACCAAGGCCATTAAGCAGGCACTGCGTATGATTGAGTCGGGGCTGATTGAGCCTGTGGTACAAGAGTTCATCAACTATGAGATTCGTACTAGTAACGACCCAGACATCCGTGGCGACATCCGCGTGTTCGCCCGTGGCGTGTCGGGGCTGATGGAGCAAGAGGGTAAGAACGGCGACCTTGAGTGGGCGTTGCAATCCATCTCCAGTATGGTCGGTGTGGTTGACCCAGCTACCCAACAGCCGGTCGTTCCGATTACGGCGGTGCAACGTATCTTGTACACCATGTTCAAGAATAAGGGCTTGTCCACAGATGGTATCTTCCCCGACTTCGACCGTGAAGAAGCGTTCGGCGAGATTACAGGTCAGCCTATGCCGCAAGACCCTGCCAGTGGCGTTCCTGATTTACAGGGGCGCAGCCCTAATGCTGAAGCGGCTATCGCTGCTGCTAACGGAGGTTAATTATGCTTACATCTAAATGTGATTCGACCGTTATCACTATGGTGGCGGAGGGCCGACCGATTGAGGTTGGTTCTTCCACTAAGTTGTACCCCCATATCGAGGAGTCCATGCCGGTGCGTGTTGGCCCTGTGGCTACACCGTTTATGCTGCACACGACAACGTCGAACGCGGGTATGCCCTGTGTACAGCTTAAAGCCGAGCGCGTGGTAGAATGTCCTAGTGGTTGTGATGTGAGTGAATTTAAGTATCCGTTCCCATTGGGCTGCGGGGCTTCTCACTTGCTACCGGCAGGCACATATGATATAACTGTGTGCAAACAAGAGGCTGCGTCGCTAGAGATAGGCGACGTGATTGACTTAACCTTGATGGTAGAACCTGTCACTGACAGCTTCGCCGCCATTTATTTGCGTAAGGTGTAGCATGAGTGCGAACCGTCTTAACCTGCCCGAAAGTACCGGTCGCGCGATTCAGTTGAGTCGCAAGGAAGCCAGTACCTTGATGGGCTTTCAGCGTTCGGCGTATGCTGCGCCGATTAAAGAAATCTTGTTGAAAGTGCTGGATGACAGCCGTGTTGTCAACGAGACCGAGACTGCTTCCGAAGAAAACCGTATGCGTGTTGCCGCAGTTAAGGACATTTTGGAAACCCTGTTCACGGGTAAGGTGGAATTAGAATGAAGAAGCCTGAAGCTATTTTAGTGACCCCATGCCGTGCCGTGGTGGTCTCCGGTGTTGACTTGCAAGAGGGCGATAAATTCATCGTTCACCGCGTTATTGACAGCGAATGCGCTATGGAAGACTCAAAGGATATTCCTTTCTCTCCCTGCGGCAAGGTCGTCACACTCGACTTGAACCATAACCCAGTCATGATTGACATGGCGGGTTATTACCGTATTTACCCTGACGGTGTGGTAAGTGATACAGCGTCCCTGTACATTGACCGCATTTCGTCTTGCGAGAAATGATATGAATCATCGTACCCGACTTGACCTTGTTGCTTCAGATGAACAAGCTGCCGCTCGTGATGGGTTGTCTCGCCTGCGTTCCAACCGCGACTTCGAGGCTCTGATTACCTTGCTTGAACAAGAGTTGGTAAGAGAGCGTGAGTTGTATGAGACACGCACAGCGTCCGACCACCAGCGGGGGCAGGTTGTCATGTTGAAGAAAGTCATTGACCTTTTAGAAACTGGAGACAAATAACCTATGCCTACCGATTCATTCTTTGGTATCGAAGAAGCGTTGACTTCCGCCGGTATCAACCCCACAGCCGCCCCAGTGGTAGAGCAAAATCCTGCGCCAAGCGTTGCGCAAGAGCAACAGCCTGCGCCTGTGCAGGAGCAAATCCTGCCCGCAGACGATGAAATCTATGACGATATAAGTGACTACGTTGCCGATAGTGGTAATATTGATGCAGATACTGCGGCACACCAGCCACAGCAACCCGAAGCTCCGCGCCAGCAACCGACCATCACTCCGGAAATCGCGGCTCTGCTCCAACAAAACCAAGCACTGTTACAGCAACAGTTTGCTGCTTCGCAGAAATCGAATGAGGACCGCGTAGCCGAGTTGGAAGCAAAACTTCGCGCTTATGAGCAGAAGCCCACCGAGACGGAAGCAAAACCGTGGTACGAGGGTATCGAAGTACCCGAACTGTCCAAAGAGCAGCTAGATGCGTATGCGGGTTCACTTCCTGTTATCGAGGCGATTGCCGCGCGTAAAGCCGTCGAGATTGCCAAACGCCTTGAAGCCGAACGCTTGAACCCATTGGCTCGCCAATTCGACGAGACTGTTCAACCACTTCAAGCGCAAGTGCAACAGCAAGAAGAACTCCGTGCCATCAACGCACGTCAGCAGTACAATCAAGCTATCGCAGCGAAATTACCGTGGTTGCGTGATGCCGTTAACACTGCTGAATATGCACAGTATTACAATGCAGTTGTACCGAATACTGGCGGCTTGACCCGCGCGGCTTTGGTACAGAATGCAGAAGCCGTAGGCAACGTAGATGCCGTTGTAGATTTATTGTCGGGATTCAAACCTGCACAACCCGTATCACAACAGCAGCTTACAGCCCCGGGCCGAAGCAATGCAATTAACTATTCCCAACAGGCTACCGCCGCCCAGCCTAAAGGAAAACGTGGCATGAAATTGTCAACGTATAACCGCGCCCTGCAAGACTTCTCCAATGGCAAAATGTCTCCTGAGCAATTCGCTAAATACGAAGACGCTTGGAATACTGCGCTACTCAACGGTGTAGCGGTAATGGACTAACTCTCTTTTAACATGAGGTAAAATTATGCCTGTACAGAGCAAACCTTTGCTGGCAGCGGCGAGTGGCTACCCACAGTTGGTGTCTGCGCTGACTAAACCAGTATATGCGGCCGGCTTTTTAAAACGCTTCAATCGCATGACTGTGAGCGGTTTGATTACCAGCCAAGATATTGTGCCAAAAGAAATCCGCAATAAGGGAGACGAAGTTATCTTCCGCCGCGCTCCTGAAGCCGAAGTCTTTGAGTACATCAAAAACATGGAGTTGGAAGTTTCAAACTTCGACACCAGCATTATCACAATGAACGTGAACCGTGCGTTGTACACCAACATAAAGTTGGACAAACTGGATTCACGTTCTATCGACGAACTGCCCGCGTTGCTGAAAGAATACCAAGCCGACGTGACCCAAAAACTGGCTGAACGCATCGACACTGAAGTGTTGACCGAAGTACCTTTGGCCGCTGCCGCTTGCAACCGTGGTCGCAAAGCCGGTCGCCGCTCTCATGCGTTCGATTTTGGTGCGGCTGGTGCGCCTGTTGTTCTGACTAAAGACAACATCGTTCGCTACCTGTCTCAAATGCGTACCGTACTGTCTGAGCAAAACGTGGACACCAATGGTCTGTATGTTGTGTTGCCAGTCGAAGCAATGGACTTGTTCTTCGCAAACCCAATCCTGACTAACGCCTGCGCTGCCGGTACTTCACAGTCCATCATCTTGGGTACTAAAATCCCTAACGTGTTGGGCTTCGAGATTATCTTCTCGAACAATATGCCGCAACGCAACGAGGGTGGTCGTATCGCTTACACCATTTTCGCAGGCCGCAAAGACGCAACCGGTTTCGTAATGCAAGTTACCGAAAACGAACATATCGAAAAAGTTGCCAACCACTTCGGTCAGTTCTGGCGCACACTGCAAGTATATGACTTTAAGGTCTTATATCCTGAAGCCATCACTACCCTGTACGCAACCCTTGACTTCGCTGCATAAGGAGCATTGACATGACAGTATTCAAGTTATTCTTGGGTGGCGATGCCCGTCATGTTGGCTATCGTCATTCCCGTATTGCCGACAACAGCAACCCATTGGTACGCTACGCCGGTCACTTGACAAACCGCCACTTCGTTGTGCCGTTCGAGTATGACGGCGCGTCCGGCGAGTGGACCCGCTTCCGCGAGATGGAAGGCCATTTCGCCACTGGCGACATCGTACACACCCACTTGTTGTCTGCTGATAGCCGCGTTGACGCGCTGGTTGTTCACAACAAAAAACAAGCAGGCGCGCGTGATGAAAAAGGCGCGATTACCACTGCCGGTAAAGTGAAGTTCGGTCTGTACGATGGCGAAACCTTGGTTGACGAAACGGAAGAAATCGACCTGTCAGTAATCGGCCGCACAGTATTGGAGTTCGGCAAAGCCGTGGCCTCCAAGAACACCACCAAAAAAGATTCTGATGGCGATGGTAAAGTTACCAAGAAAGACCACGCAGCTACTGCGATTACCAGCTTGGGCGCGTACTTGGGCAGCAATGGTTCTATCCGTATGACGGTCGTTGACGGCAGTGGTATCGACGCTGCGTGTATTTCTGCGTTTGTTGAAGTGGTTGACTTCCTCGATGTTCGTGGTTGCACTTGTGGCGAGCCTGCTTGCGAAAGCACTTACCCAGAACCCGAATGTATGTAACCGAGTAGGTCGTAGCCAAACCCCACCCTTGCGGTGGGGTTATTCTTCGTGTATAGTATGAAACCATATACTTTTATACGGAGTGGATATGCCTAAGAAAATGACAACCGCCGAATTTATTGACAAAGCAAAAACAGTACACGGCGACAAATATGATTATTCCCTCGTGGAATATAAAAATACTGGCACTAAAGTAACCATCATATGCCCCGAACACGGAGAGTTCTACATGACCCCGAACTCCCACTTGGTAGGACAGGGCTGCAAGAAATGCGGGCTGCGCCTGCGGTCAGCGAATAATACTAAAACCACAGCGAAGTTTATTGAGGAAGCAAAGGCCGTACATGGTAATCGCTATTCCTACGACCGCACTGAGTACGTTAGTGCATTAGGTAAAGTAATAATTACCTGTAAAGAGCATGGGGATTTTGAGCAACGAGCGGTATCGCATTTGCGTGGTAGCGGTTGCGCCATGTGCGCAGGTGTAGCACCATTAGGCTTCGAGCGTTTTGAACAACGCGCCCACGGTGTGCATGGTGGTAAGTATGAATATATCGATACCGGCTTTGAGCGTGTGGCAGATAGAATACAGGTAAAATGCCCAGTACACGGGGCGTTTGAAGTATCAGCTCATAATCACTTGTACGATGGTACGGGATGTCAGAAGTGCATGGCCGCAGCGCACAGGTCTGGAATTGAAGCCGAACTGTTAGGAGCTTTCCCATCGGCGGAAAGCAACAATCGCTCCGTGCTGGATGGTAAAGAAATCGACATCCTAATCGATGGGCGCGTGGGCGTTGAAGTGAATGGTAGATACTGGCACACAGAGGACAAGGGTAAGCATAAGACCTACCATGTGGATAAGTTGGAACTCGCCAAAGAAAAAGGTGTGCTGCTGTTGCAGTTCAATGATGACGAGGTGGAGCGCAAGCGCGAACTGGTTACGTCAATGATTAACAGCAAACTCGGTAAATACGACAGGCGAGTTTATGCGCGTAAGTGCAGACTGGTAATATTGACCGGCAACGAGACCAGTCAGTTTTTGCAAGCCAACCACTTGCAAGGCGACTGCGTGTCGTCCGTGAAGCTGGGCCTGCGCTGCGAGGACGAGTTGGTGGCAGTAATGACTTTCGGTAAACCACGATTCACTAAGCAGTTTGACTGGGAGCTATTACGCTTTGCGAGCAAGCGCGGTGTTCAGGTTGTAGGTGGTGCAGGTAAACTACTGGCCGAGTTCCGTAGATTGCATAGTGGTACTATTGTCAGCTACGCGAACAAACGATGGTCGGATGGGGCTATGTATGAGGCATTAGGGTTTACCCTAATTAAAGATAGCGAGCCTAGTTATATTTGGTTTAACGGGGACACTGCGTTTAGCCGTTATGCTTGCCAAAAACACAAACTGCGTAAGCTGTTGGGCGACCGGTTCGACCCTAACCTTACCGAGCGCGAGAACATGGAACGCGCCGGATTTTCCCGAATGTGGGACTGCGGCAATCTTATCTATTCGCTATAACCAAACCCCACCCTTGCGGTGGGGTTTTTAGTACGTTAAAATCAAGGCGTTTATACCCCAAACAAGGACATAAAAATGCCAAGTAATACCCCTATTGCCTATGCCGATGAGACCGGCTATGTATCTTTGCCTGTTGTGAGTGGTCGATTCTCCGACCAAGCGCGTGAGCGACTGACCCCGCTGTACACGCAGGAAGAAGTAGATGCGTCATGGGCGAAGTTCCATGTTGCCCAAGGTTTGAACCCTGATGGGTCAGACAAGATTGTAGAAACCTTAGAACAGGCAGAAGCCGCAGTTGCCCAGCGTGAAGCTGACGTGGCAGCGCAGAACGCTATGCCTCATGTGCCGATGGCACAGGCTGCGTCGAGAGCGGTATTGCCTAGCGCACAGAAAGGTAAGTGATGATTTCTCCCCGCGCACTGGTCGAGGAAGTAAGTAATTACTTGGTGGACCAAGACCCTGATTTCCCGTTCGAGCATTGGACGGAAGATGACTTACTGCACTACTTCCGGTTGGCGGTGGAGATTGTTGCGAACGCCCAGCGTGAGAAGTTTATTAAGCGCACGTCCATGCCATTGGTCGCAGGCAGTCTTCAGACCGTACCTGAATCGTGTCATGACGTGTCGTCCGTGCTGGGCCAAGCAGACAGCAAAGGCCGCGTGAGTAGTTTTCCGCGCCAAACCAGTAAGAACGCCCTGCACCTCGTTGGTAAGATAGGGTGCAAGGACTGCCGCGCGGAAGCCTCATCCTCTGACTACAAGATAGACAGTTGGAGCTACGACCCGAACGACAACAACATCTTGTACGTTGACCCGCCTGTGCCTGATGGCGTGACCGGCACGTTGGAACTGATGTGCTTCAGCCCGCCAAAGGTGGACAGCTTGGACAGCGACGTGGACTTGGGTTCGCAGTTGCGCCCAGTGATTTTCGAGCTTATGTTGTACTACGCTTGGGGCGTTGACACCGAGAGCGTACCGTCGCGCGACCGCAGTGCTGTCCATTGGAATAATGCGTTTATGTTGTTGGGTATGGATGCGAAGCAGGCGAGCAACCGCTACGCCGTTACGCGCGTCCCTGAATTGAGAATTGGGGCTAGGAAATGAATTGGTTTGAATGGCTTAAAAATCAAGCCCTTGTAACGTTCCCAAATATGCCAAGCAGCTTTATTGAGAACGCCATCCTCAACGCGGTATCACGGTTCTTCCGTGAGACGCACCTGCTGAAAGATGAAGCGTACATTGACGCAGAGTGTGGTACGAATGACTATGTGATAGACCTACCTGATGGGCGCACTATCGTTCAGATTAAGTCTGTGCATTCTACGAACGACCCTGACCGCCACCCACTGCTTGACCGCAACTGGGCCGTCGTCCCTCCAGCCGAAGAGCGTTTTGGCAACGGTTACTGGGTAGAGCTTCAGTTTGAACAGCCGGTCATCTATTTCGAGGGCTGCGGAAGTGTGCGTAGCGGCAAGTATTGCGTGGTCTACTCATGGACACCGACAGGGCAGGACTGCGCTATTCCGCACCACTTCTTCGGCAAGTACCGTAACGACATTTTGAACGGCGTGTTGGCTTCCCTGTACTTGATTCCGATGGATAACGACAGCCAGTCAGCGGCATACGCCCAGTATTACAACAGAGAGTTTCTGCGTGGCATAAATATCGCCCACGCAGAAGAGTTCCAAAACCATACCAACCGGCCCATGTTTATGCACGGTGGTTGTTTCTTGTGAGGTAAGTGTGGCGACCCTATACAACTTCAAGCCTACCTGTCATGAGGATGACGGGTGCTTTGCGCCGAAGCCCGACTTCGATTGCGTCGATACCTGCCAGCCATGCAACAACCCCTGCGAGCTGAAGTGTCCGCCGAAAGTCCGCGCGAAAGACGCAGTATGTTTGAGCAATGACGAATGCGAACGCTGCTTCTCGTTGTTCCAATATGTCGGGTGCGACATCACGAAAGTTCCTGCGCATATCTACGCCATCGTCATGAAAGTTCGCAGACAGGGAAACTGCCGCGTATTGGTAGAAGAATGCCCGACCCGTGTGGACAACAGGGGCAACATGTGTTTCGTTTGGTCGGAAGAATTTAGACAACTGTCTGCCGGTTATTACGAGGCAGACGTGGTTGTGAATGACTGTGAGTGTTTTACCCTTTTATTCCGCAAACGCGGTTGCTGGACACGCATGGTAACAGAAGAAGTTACGGTGGCGCAGTTGCCATGTGAAGCACCCCCGCATTGTGAGGGTTGTGTTGCTACGCCTGATTTTGAACAGACTGCTCCCGAAGCGGAGTGCGGAGGTTGTGATAATGGCTCTGAATGTAAGTAAGTGGTCTAGTCACGGCAAGCTGGCGCAAAGCCTGACTGCCGAGGCGACCGAGATTCCTTTGGGTTTTGGCGAGGGCCTGCGCTTCCGCCTACCTGATACCGACTACTGCTATGCGACTATCCGTAGCAACGGCAAGTACGAACACGTCAAGTTGATGGCCGTAAAAGGCGACACCCTGCACGTTGTGCGCGGTCAGGACAATACTGTGGCGCAGACGTGGAGTCCAAACAGTTGTATTGAGATTGAGTGGAATCCCGCGCAGATTTGCGAGTACACCAAGCAGTGTGCGCTGGGCCAAACCCCGACAACCGTAGCCGCCGGCACTTATTGCTTGTCATGCAGCACCTGCATCACAATCGGCGAAGATGGCCGAATTACAGCGGTAGATGGAGAGAAGAAATGCCAGTAACCCATGTTGATTTCGTTGACAGCAGATTGTCAGCCGCGTTCGCATCGACCTCGAACTCGTTGGTGGTATCCAACATACACGGGATGTCCGATAAGCTGAACCAGATGCGAGAGGGCGACTATGCATACCTCATTATCTCCGCCTGCCACATGACCGAAGTGGTTAAGTATACACACACCGAAAAACTGCAACGCACCGGCACGTTGACCCTGCACGTTGAGCGCGGGCAACACGGTACGACGGTTAAGTCATTCCCCTTTGGTAGCTGTGTACGCACTGAAATTACCGGCAGTATCCTGCGCGAACTCGTCACACAGATGATTAAGGAAGAACATGAACGCCTGTAAGCAACGATTGCAGACCCTGCCGTGCGACAAGCTCGGCTATGGCTACACGTCGCACCCACTGGGTACGTCCGACACCAAGCTGCACCTCATGCGCAATCAGGGCAATGCGTTCCCGCCTTTGGCAGAGGGCCAGTATTTCTTCATTGTGGTAAAACCTTGTGACAACGAATGCTGTGAGACGATGCGCGTTATCGCCCGTGATGGCGATACCTTGACGGTTGAGCGCACAAATGCCTGCGACTGTATCGGCAGTAACGCCCGTGTGTTGTATCTCGATTATGGTCGGGAATATGTGCAGGCACTGGCGCGTGAGATTGGTCTGAACGTGGAAGACCCATTGGTCTATAACTGTGAGACGAACACCCTTAGCTTGGATTGCACCAAACTGAATATGGGTGGCGACTGCGGTTGTGGTTCGGGTAAAGACGAAGCAGGTGTAGGTAAGCGCGGGCCGCAAGGCGAACGTGGTGCTGACGGCAAAGACGGCGTGAGCGTTACCGGTATTACCATAGACGACACCAACACGCTGAAGTGGACTGATAACAAGGGCAAGACCCACACCATTGGTACAATTACCCCGCCGCAAGGGCAGAAAGGCGAAAAGGGCGACGCAGGCCCTCAAGGTCCGCAAGGACCTGCCGGCCCGCAAGGTGAGGACGCAGGCGCGATTAGTATGGAACGCGACGAAGCCACCGGCACGTTCACGCTGTACATCACGAACGGCGAGGGCGTGAAGCGCAGTATCGGCTCGTGGAAACCCGTAGCCGGTGTCGGTATTGCCGACATGAATGTGGTTGATGGCAACTTGGAAGTGTCCCTGACCGACGGCAACAAGCTCAACGCCGGCAGTATCGTAGGGCCACGCGGTCCACAAGGGCAGACTGCCTCGTTCTCATTGCTGTACTCAAACGGGCGCGTGTATATCGGCGGGCCGGCTAAAGCCGAAGTGTACCTACGCAAGAACGGCGCGATGTTGGGCGGACGGCAGCAAATCCCCGACAACGGCCTGCTGGTAATGAATAACCCGAACTCTTCCACTGAAGCGGTAATTGAGCTTGTGCATAATGGCGGGGTCGTAGCGTTAGGATACTTCTAATGAGGTTCTTGGATTTCGGCGGCGAGTTGCCAAAAGTAAAACCGCAGGCGTTAGGCTCGCGGAACGCGCAGCTTGCCGAGAACGTTGATTTGTATGGCGGTATGCTCCGCCCGCACCGAAGCCCTGCCCTGCTCGCCCACGCGGTTGACGAGCGGGGTTCTCCTGTTTCTGCGAGGATGGTAATCCCTGTCGGCGACTACATGGTCGGGTTTCCAGAAGACGTGCATTGGGTACGCGACCCGCGCGAGAGCGCAGGGGCAGATACGGTTCTGTTCGTTCGCGACGGGCAGTTGCATCGCTTGTCCTCACGTATGGTACGCGCCGGTACAGGGGCTACCCTTGTTGGTATCGACCCGCCTGAAGAAGCCCCTACTGTCGCCGTTGCCCCTAATAGGGGCTGTGTGTCTAAGTGGGCTGACCGCTGCGCGGCTATTGAACAGTCGTCTGACTGCTCCGACTGGGGCGACGCACCCGAAATGCGAGGCTACCGCGTAACGTATGTGAACGAATGCGGCGAAGAGAGCGCACCAAGCCCTGTATCGAACTTGGTTGACATCAAGAACGGCGACGGGGCAATCGTGGTCGATACGAACATGCCGCCCAAGAACGCAGTGAAACGCAGATGGTATCGCTCCGCCACCACCAGTGACGGTCAGGCAGTATGGTTGTATGTTGATGAAGATGTCATTGCTGATAACACGTTTATCGACGACAAGTGTCCGCAAGATTTAGGCGAGGTTCTTCCTACTGAAGACCACCTGCCGCCGAACAAATGCTTGGACGGCGTGGCCCTTACGCGCAATATGCAGACTATCGTGTGGACGAATAATCAGTTTTGGGTATCCGAACCCAGACTGCCCCATGCGTATCGTCCTGCTACGCGGGTAACGCTTCCATCCAAGATTCAATTCATCGCCTCGCACACTACGCGCGTAGAGGGCGATACCCACTTCGACAACGTGGTCGGTACGGTAGGCTACCCTTACGCCATTAACGTGCGGGATGACGCACAGACGACCGTCAAAGAGATTGAATATTGGTATCCTGCATTGTCTCCGTTCGGTTGGTGTACGCTCGCCGGTGGCGTGTACTACACTGCCGAGAACGGGCTTGTCGGTATCGCCGGCACGTCAGTGAACATGATGACCGAGGATTACATGACCGAGCGCGAGTGGCAGGGGTATAACCCGTACACGATGCGTCTTACCGGCTACGACCAACGGGTGTTTATGTGGTACGATTCTGCATCAATCCGCCAAGGGCTGTTGTTGGTATTACCTACTACCGATAAGCGGCGCAACCCAAGTTTGAGCCGCCTGACGCTGCAAGTGAAGATGGCCCATGCCCACCCTGAAACCGGAATGCTTATGCTGATGGGTGCGGGCGTGTATAAGTGGGGAGCGGGCGACAAACCTATGCGTTATCGCTGGAAATCAGGAATCGAGGTCAACAGTGCCTATTGGTTTCCAACAGTATTCAAGGTTGTCAGCGACGACCTGCCGCGCCCGTACCGTCAGCTTGAGCAGCTACGCACTAAGTTCGCCGTATGGAAGCGCACCCATTGCGGGCTTGACCCTGTGCAGTTCTTCGACACCCATCCCGAAGCGCGTGAACACATGGCTGACCTGATGGAACTGTCCCCTCGTGTCGTGCTGCGACTGTATGCCGATGGCGAAGAAATCTACACACGCCCTATCCGCAACCTTGCGCCGGTAATGTTGAAGAAACGCAGGCGGGCAATAGAGTGGGCATTCATGGTCGAGGGGGATATTGAAATACGGGAACTGCACTTGCAAAAATCCCATAACGATTTACAGAATGACGGCGGTCACGCATAGGAGGCGAGATGACTATCATCGACAAGAACAAAGGCGGGGGTAAAGGAGGAGGCAAAGATTCCGGAAAGAGCGAGGATACCCCAATCTACAACAAGGTAGAGATTAAGGAAAACGCCCCGTCCGGTACGAACTCCGTCGCCGTAACCGCCCCGCATATTGTCCAATACCCACGTCCACCCAAGCGCGACGATGGTCGATGGCTCGCGCTGTCCTCCGTCATTGGTAACATCATCGGCAAACTGTCCAGTCAGAAGGTTCTCAAAGAAGCCAAGAGCGCAGAGAGTAAATGGCGCGATGTGATGGCGAAGATGAAAGAGATGGCCGACATTGAGAACGCCCGTGTGCCTAAGCTGCGTGATAAAGCCGACGGAGCGATGGACGACCTCGATAAGCGTAACACTCTCAACTGGCAGCGCGGCGATGTAGAGTACGCCTATGGCGAGCAGTTGAAGCCCTGTATCAACGACAAGGCTGACGAGATTTGCCAGTTGTCTGCGTGTGGTTGGCAGACAGACTATGATGGTATCCTCACGCGCGTGACGGCGGACGCAGAGGCTGCGGCGCACAAAGAGCTTGATAAGATTTGTCGTATGAACAACCGGTACAACACCGGCTGGAACTGCGACGTGCGCGGGCAATTAGCCGTCGCCACGCAGAACACCATCATCTCGCAGACGAACAAGCTGCGTGAGGAAGAACGCTTGAAGAAACTTCAATATGATACTGACATCAAAATGAAGACCTTTGAGCTTATGGAAAAAACACGGCAGAACCGCGCTGCCACGGCTCGCGCTTACGACACCACGGCTATCGACGTGCGCCTCAAGCAGTACACCAGCTACACCGCAGACGCACAGACCTCGCTCAAGATGGGCGCAGACCTGTTGGCCTCGCACGGACAAAACGCTGCATGGTTGGCTGACAGCCTGCGCAAGACGGCGAAAGAGTCTATGGCGGACTGGGGTACACTGGCGGCAATGATTACCGGCTTGTTGTTCGCATGGAACAGTAAGCCTGCGGCGGCTAAGGCCAACGACTGCGGCGGGGGCGCGGGCGGGGGCGGCGTCGGCCACTTGTTTCCAGTCTGTGGGGCAC